GATATTCGCCTGACGTACTTATTCACCTGGCCGCACTGACTGACCTTGAATACTGTGAAGAACATCAACTGGAGGCTTATAATACGAATACATTGGCAGTTGAAAACGCTGTTCACATAGCGAATGAATTAGGTATCCCGTTGGTTTACATAAGCACCGCCGGAATATTCTCTGGCGAAAAATACTCTTATGACGACTGGGATACTCCAGAACCTATCAATATTTACGGCAGGTCTAAATACATGGGCGAGAGGTTTGTTGTTGAAAACTCTGACGCTTACCTTGTATGTCGTGCCGGTTGGATGATGGGTGGTGGGCGTAAGGATAAAAAGTTTGTGAGTAAAATTATTCGTCAGCTTTCTAATGATGAAATCCTGGCCGTGAACGATAAAGACGGAACTCCAACCTATACTTATGATTTTGTCCGAAACCTGATGTTCCTTCTTAATTCTGAAAAGTGGGGAGTTTATAACATGGTTTGTGACGGCGAGGCTTCGAGGTACGATGTAGCCGCAGAGATAATTAAATTAACCGGCAGTAAAGCCGTTTTGACTGCTGTAAATTCATATCATTTTCGTGATGAATATTTTGCTCCGAGACCTGCGTCGGAAAGACTTGTATGCACTAAGCTCAAGATTCGCGGGTTGTATATGATGCGTGATTGGAAATTCTGTTTAAGTGAATACATAAAATCAATGAAATGAAAAAATTAATCTTTTTGCTCAGTATTATGATTTTTAGCTCTTGCAGTTGTTTGATGAGCCAGATTCCGCCTACGTCACTATTTGTAAATGAAGACTGTGGCGCAGCAATGCCGGACCTCCGCCCGATGTTACAATGGAGAGATAACTGCGGGATTGATACTGTTGAACAAACCCCAACGCCTGGTAGTTGGCTGACCGAAAGGTATAACACTGTGCTAATTCGAGCCTTTGATAAGTTCGGTAATTATACAGATGCGCTTGGATCGGTTGAATTACTCGACACTATCGGCCCTGAACTCGTCGGTGTAGATAGTACAATGATTACTCAGTTATATAAGAATATCAGCACACTCTATAATACTGCTGACAGGCTTTTGGCGTTAAATGAAATGTGGTTTGACAATACCTTTCCGTGGGATGATATAGAGTTTGAATATATTGACAGTTTGGGCGTGACGCATAATTTAAAAGGCATACCGCGGGAACTTCAACCGACAAACTTATACTGCAATTACACAATGGTAACAGCTACTCCGGCTTGTTATGCCTTTCTCGGTCAAGGCGCACGATATACAGTATTTGTTAAGCCCGGAGATACGTTTACAATTCCATTGTAAATGAAAGACGAATCAACACATCAGCCAATACTCTTTGAAGTCATACGTCAAACGAAAGGGGCAACTTATGGATGAAGCAAATAACATTTACGTGGCATTAATTCGCTTGTTAAAACTGAGCGAAACAAGAATAGTGTTAATGGATGACATTGACGATGTTTGCAACACTTTCGAGATTTACAAGTTTAAAGAAGAAGTGGTATCAATATTGCGGAAGCTGATTGTCGTCGGGACAGTCGGAACCGTCGCGTATGATTTCAGTGAACCGGATATTGCATAAATGATTAACTTTGCAGTATGAAAAGATAAAAAGTAATGACTGAAGAAGAAAACAGCGAAGAACTACTGCCATTAAACGACAAACAGGAAAGATTCTGTTATGAATATTGCATTGACTTAAATGCAAGTAAGGCCGCGATTCGTGCCGGTTACTCTGAAAACTCAGCCCGTTCTACTGCTTCGACTATGCTAACAAAATCAAACATTTTAGCACGAATCAAAGAATTACAGGATAATTTGGCCGAAACTGCCGGAATAACAAAGCTCCGTATTCTTCAGGAACATCAGAAGATTGCCTTCAATTCAATCGCAAGCCTTCACAATACTTGGATAAAGCGAAAAGACTTTGAATCGCTTACGGAAGATCAGAAAGCTATCATTGCAGAGATTGACACGAAGGTTAAAACAGAATGGGAATATGATCCAGATTCAAAAGAGAAAGAACCTATTTCTGTTGAGTATGTCCGGATAAAACTATTCGACAAACAGAAAGCCCTGGATTCAATCACGAAGATGTTAGGCTTTGATGCTCCGACAAAGATTGACGCTACTGTAAACGTTCCACAATTGCCTAACGTGATTATCAAAACTAATGAATGAAGTTGAGCAGATATTATCAAAGCCTCAGATGTCGATACTCAAATCGACGGCAGCGATAAATCTGTTTCTGGCTGGGACGGGGTCGGGTAAAACTTTCTTAGGTGGTGTTCTCTCAATCAACTTTGTTTCTAAGTTCCCAGACGTAAGGGGGGCGATCTTTGCAAATACATACGATCAGCTTAATACTTCGACCCTGTTTCGTATCCGTGAATATTGGGCTTCAATCGGAGTGACAGAGTGGAGCAAAGAGAATCCCGCAGGATTATATGTCTCAGGCAAAGAGCCTCCGGCAATGTGGACTAAATGTAAACGTAACTTTGACCGCTTTACGAATATTATCTCATTTGCCAATGGAGGGTTGATTTTCACCGGCTCTTTGGATAATTACGAAACTCATTCAGGCAAGGAGTTCGCGTGGTGTCTATTGGATGAAACCAAAGACACGAAAGAGGAAGCTGTAAAAGAGGTCATCATAACACGAATGAGACAACCAGGGATGTTTATTGTTGACGGTAAACCTTCCGCAAAAGGAGGACAGCATGAGCAATGGAATCCTCTTTACTGTCTTACGTCACCGGCAAAGTCCGACTGGCTCGCTGAGATGTTCGAGCTGGATAAGTATGTTGATGAGATAACCGAAAAGATTTATTCGGATAAGACGTTTTTTGAGAAGGAATATAATAACAAAAAGGTTGTTATCTCATCGGCTTATCATAACGTTCATAATGTTGGGGAGAATTATATAAACACTATCCTTGCAAACAATACAGAAGAACGTGGCCGCGCCTTAGTATTTGGCAATCCTTTTGCCACTACAGGGGGTGAGTTTTATTCTTCGTTTAACAGGATTGAACACGTAGATAACCTGAAGTATGACCCTGATCGCCCGCTTCATGTATCTTTTGACCAGAACTCAGTGCCTTATAACTCATGTTCAATATGGCAGTTCGAGCAGAAAGATGACCTATGGTGGGCTTATTGCATTGACGAAATAGCACTGGAGAACCCGCGCAACTCAACAGAGGAAGTATGCGAAGAGCTTGTTTTGAGGTATCCGAATCACAAATCGGGGTTGTTTTATTACGGTGACGCTTCGGGCCGTGCGCGTTCAACAATGAACAAGGACTTCCGGCATCATTACGAGATCGTCGAGTTCAAGCTGCGGCGTTATCTTGTTGCCAAGTCTGACAGAACCGTAACCAGGAACCCGCCGCTGGTTAAACGCCGCGACTTCATAAACAGGATATTCGAGAACAAACTGCCGATACGAATACGCATTGACGAGGGGTGCAAGAAGATGATTGCTGATATGTTGTACGTTAAGCAAGCGATTGACGGCGGGAAAGATAAACATATCGTTACGGACAAGGTCACGGGCGACAAGTATCAGAAATACGGTCATCTTTCCGACGGTCTTGATTATCTGATAGTTGAGGCATTTAATAACTATTATACGGCATGAAAACGATTGAATATCGCATCCGGTCAAATGACAAATACGAAGAGGGTTATTTCTTCACCCTTGATGAACTTGTTGCATTAGTGAACAAGATGCAGACCCCGGACCCGATGGATGATGCTCACATGAGAACACGCGAAACAATTAACAAATACTTAAATGAATAAACAGGAAGGACTTTTAAAACTGACAGAGATAATCCGGCGCAATCTTACGCACCGAGATTATGAGCGAGTGACAAAGTTAGCCGAGACTTATTACAAGATGGTATCAGGCGACGGGGTTGCTGACTTGCTTCAACAGATCGTTAAGCGTGAAACTCCGGAAGAGTTTGAGATGCGAAAGACAATCACGAACTCAATCATTCCACCGACGCTGGCCTCAACAAAGCTGCCGTTTCAAAAGACAGTCCGCACGAAGCCAAAAAAGAGGGATATCTCGTGGGGCGACAAAGACGACCAGAAACGAAAGGATGAGTTTGAACAATTCATCTCTCATTACTGGGGCGATGCTTCACTTGAAAAGTTCTTTGAATATGCTTTTGTGGATTATAACTATATCGATCCTAATGCATTTTTGATTACTGAGTTTGACGCTTTTAACCCGGCAAAAGAGAAAGCCAAACCTTATCCATTCATTGCAACCTCTGAACAATGTGTGATGTTTGAGATGAAGAACAACATACTTGAATACCTGGTTGTAAAACTCCCGATAAAGTATAAGACCGAAGCCGGTGAGGCGGACGGTTTCAAGTACACTATCTACTTAGGCATGGATACAATCACATTCACCCAGGTTGAAAAGCCTGAGATCAATTTCTTATATTTACCTGAAGGGCAAGAATATCCAGAATATATAAAAATAGAGAACAAGTATTATTTTATTCAGTTTTTCACGCCTAAGAACACGAAAGTTCCTGCGCGGAGATTTGGATACAAACGCGATGCTGAAACTCAGGGCAGAACATTTGTGTCAGTATTTCATGATGTGATTCCATATCTGAACAAGACGCTCAAAATAGACAGTGAGTTAGACCTTTCTACGGCGATGACGGCCTTTCCTCAGAGATTTGAATACGTTACTCCGTGTAACGAGTGTGGCGGCTCTGGGATGTTGAAAGACGGTCATACTTGCGGAGTGTGCAAGGGATCAGGCCGTGAGCCGGTGCATAACTCTACAATGGATGTTATCACGCTGGATATGCCGCGCGATCCGACAATGATGATTGACCTTGAAAAGATGCTTGTCTATAAAGCACCTCCGATTGATCTGCTTACTTTCCAGAAGGACTATATAAATGAGCTTCGTGCCAATGTGTTCCTGATGATGTTCAATAAGGAACTATTGGATAAGTCAGAGGTAGCAGCAACGGCGACAGAAAAGGTACTTGACCTGGATAACCT